CGGGTGTTGTCTTCAGAAATTGTAACTGACTCATGTCTTGACACGGTGTCAGTTCGACTATGTATCCCACCTCGCGGGCGGCCTGTGTGTACCGTGCGCATGCCGAGCATGCGGGGTTGTGTCGGTAATTGGGTAGTAGGTCGCAGGTCTGTGCTGTTGAGTCCATCAGCGATACTGCGAGTGCTGTGTTGGCGATGTTGTTTATTGCTGTCGTTATCGTCGCCCCTGAGTACAAGACCGGCCCGTTTGACTCCAGTAGCAGGACCATGCCCTTGTTGTCGATCGACTCCACTCTCGCGGGGAGTGAACATTGGTCGACTAAGAGCTGCATCTGCCCCTGGCAATCCTTTGGCACTGTTTGCACTAGTGCGTCGAAGACGACCTTGCCGTGTGACGTGTCACAGGATGATATGTCCATATTGAACCTCTCGATTCTCCCTCTTGTCCGCCTCGCGAAACAAGCATCATCACTGAAGTACACGAAGAAGAACGTACCTGGTGGGTCCTCCAATTTCGCGAATGTGTCCACCAAAACCTCTGGGTCTGGTGACTTCACGAATCTGATGTTCCCGCCTGCAAATTCTATCTCCTCGTTAGCCTGAGCCGTCTTCAATAATAATGTTATTATGAACCCCTGCAATGATGCCGCCACTCCCAGATCTCCTATGGTGCGTGGGTATTTCCCTGGTTTGGCAATTTCTTCCCTCTTGATCTTCACCAACACACTCTTCAACCACAATCTATCCGCCACTTGCATCGTCCCCTCCAATTCCGTCCTCGCCTGTATGCGCAATGCGCGCTTTATGTGCGGGTCTCCGGCGTGTAAGCGCAATTCCTCTTCCTGTGATTCCAACGTGACGTACGGAGCGTACTTGCTTTGCATCTGTCGTAGCACTCCTGTCCACGTCGCTCCTCCAAAGAATCGGATCTGCTTCTCTCGCAACTCTCTCTCGGCTGCGTTGCCGTACGGCGACTCGGGTGGCTCCTCCTTAGATTCTGGTTCCCGACATGCTGTCAGTCTCCTGAACCCTAGGGCGAAGTTCGCGTCGCTTGCGGAGTAGGTCACCCCGTTGTGAGCCACTGCCGCCCAGACTGAGCGGTAGAATCCGTCCACTTTGTCTGGTATCACCTTCTTGGGGAAGGTGATCTCCCCGTTCGTAAACCAACCCTTATCCTCACCTATCAGTTTGTACCGCCTGTTGTAGACGAATTTCTTCTCTACGACGCACGGGATGGTGTGGACCCTGTAAAGTTGGCCGGCCTCCGGGTCGCAAGTCGAGGTAGCCCGTATTGAAAATTTTGGATTGCCGCGGTCGGGCATTCGCTG